GATGGAGGGCGTTCACCAAATTTGAGGTTTTGGTTCCTTGTGAAGTTAATACTAGGTGTTTTGGAATTTTGTGGTTTATATCAATTTGCTGCGAAGGATGACTGCAAAATCATCATAGGCCATGTACTCGTTTGTCAGGTGCACATATTATGTACATCAAGATCTAGTGGTACATGTAGCCTACCGCTACAGAGTGAGTGTCTACTACAAAGTCCAGGGTTTTTCACTGTACACAAGTCCATATTTTTCAAGGAAAAAGTTGTGTACTATCTTATCACAAATCTTGGTATCGGAGGTACGGAGTTGTCGACCATAGTCATAATCACGGCCATAAGAGGTTTGAACGAGGGTACTCTTAGTGTGATTTTGGCGGTGGTCGTCCATAGGTATAATCATCTTTTCTTTACCTACTTTTCCTAGGGGTATCTTCTTTCCATCGTAAAGTGTGCGGAGCTCACTGATGTATTCAGTGTAGTAAGGCATTCCGGAAGTCCAAGACTCCATAGCATCACAGATATCTGAGACGTATTGATTCTTGTTTTGAGTGGAATATGCGAGCGCCTTAATTGAGAATGCTCCAAGTTTCTTTATCCGGTCCCATTGTCGAACAATTTTGAAAATCTGATTGTCAAAATCGCAAATCAAATGGGTGGAACAGAAATCGAAGGAAGAATAGTCACCAAAAGTTAGAAATTTGAGTACAAGACCTAAACCAAAAGGTTGGTTAAGATTCTTGTTTTTAGGTGACCAGTATTTATGGAAGGTTTGTTCTAAAGGCTGTTGATCATGCCGGTTTTTGAGGAAGATGACGAAATCGTCGCCTTTAGCCCACACGCGCCCATCGATATTCGCTTGATGTAACATGAAACGGCAAAATGTTGCCATACGTGCGGTGTTCATCAAGGTAGTGTCAGGGCTGCCAGAAGTGACAGTGCCGTCAATGGTGGCGGCAATAATTTTCTTAGGAACTCCGCTATCATAGATTGTGGCGGTTATTTTCCTATAGCGTGCGGTGGCTTTTGCGTAGAAATCGTCTGGGTCAACGTGATGTATCTTGTCTTTGATTAAGGAATAGATCTGGCGATCAAGATACTTGAGTTCATGGGATTGAGTACGATCGAAACCACTACCGTCTCCCTGCATCAGGTAACGGTAGCCATCTCGATAGTTTTCGGTTAACTTGAATTCTAACTCGCTCCAGTTGCAACCTCCAACATAGCCCTCAAATGAGTCGGCAAAGACAGATTCAAGAGCCCACATCGGAGGGGCAAGTGTGAACTTATCAGAAGGACTAGGAGCTATAATGGCACGATTTTTTTGCAAACCGGCACCAAAGTAGCTAGGGGATGGATTGTCAAGTAATTGAACTTCACGTTTACAGAATAACTCATTAGTACAAGGGTTACCGTCAGGGGTGACACCCTTTAACTCAGCTTGTTTAGCAGCTGTGAGATGATTATAGTACTCGGAGAATGAATAATCGAAGGAATCGAGGACAGAACCAAGGGGTGGGAGAATATGTTTTTGGATAAAAGATTCATATTCTCGCACCGCAGTATCTTGCGGTAAAGGTACCGCAATTAAGTGTCTTGCAAGCGCACATTGTGCTGTGCGTGCGCATGCATTCCATA